CTAGTGTGAATGGCCAAACGCGCAACAGACTCGCGTATATCAATAGTTCCGGGCAACTTACAAGTTGGAATCCTAATGCAAACAGCACAGTCGCTGCACTTGCAATCTCAGGTGACAATGTGTACATGAGCGGCGACTTTACAGCAGTTTCTGCAACAACGCGTAACCGTTTAGCCGCAGTCAACACATCAGGCTCACTGCTTGCTTGGAATCCTAATGCAAGCGGTACAGTCTCTGCACTTGCAATCTCAGGTGACAACATTTATATGGGCGGTACATTTACCTTTGTTTACGACACATCCCGCAACCGCTTAGCGGCAGTCAATACATCAGGCTCACTGCTTGCCTGGAACCCAAGTGCAGGCAACGCAGTCTGTGCACTTGCAATCTCAGGTGACAATGTGTACATTGGCGGTGCGTTTACAACAGTCTCTGCAACGACTCGTAACAATGCAGCCGCAGTCAATACATCAGGCTCACTGCTTGCTTGGGATCCTAATGCAAACAGCACAGTTCGTGTACTTGCAATCTCAGGTGACAATGTGTACATGGGCGGTCAATTTACAACAATTTCTGCAACAACACGTAACTACATAGCCGCAGTCAACACATCAGGTTCGTTGCTTGCTTGGGATCCTAATGCAAACAACTTTGTCTTTGCATTTGCAATCTCAGGTGACAGTGTGTACATGGGCGGTGTATTTACGTCAGTCTCTGCAACAGTGCGCAACCGTGCGGCCGCAGTCAATACATCAGGCTCACTGCTTGCTTGGAACCCAAGTGCAAGCAGCACGGTTTTTGCGCTTGCAATCTCAGGTGACAATGTGTACATGGGCGGTGTATTTACGTCAGCCTCTACAATTGCTCAAGAAAGAATAGCCGCTATTAACACGCTTGGGGCAACACTGGCTGTTACGTACGGGGCAAAAGCAATTGCGCAAACATCTACTGTCTACAGTTTAGTGAATACTCCTGAAACAATATTAGTTCATTCGCCAGTTCCGTACCGCACGTACGGTATATTTATATCTATTAAAAAATCTGACAATAAAGTCATTAATTTTAGGGAGCAATTATGAAAATTGAAATCTGGACACCCGGTGAGCCATTAGGTCACTTTAGCGCAGAGGAAATGACCGCTATTCGCGGCGAAGGGACCGGCCCAATTGTGGCCGTCATTGACGAACAAGGTGGATGTGCTATTGTTCAGCCAATCGACCCTCAAACAGGAGAAGACTGGCTAAATGAAGAAGACGCTATTGCGTTCGCAGAGCGCTATCTCAATCCTCCCGCTGACGCCGCAGCTGAAACAGAAACTCCAGAGCTTTCATAAATTTTTGTAAAATTTAAAGTAAGCTACAATAGATACATTTTTTTGCGCAAAAACCGATTATAGTATCCCTCATAGTATACAGCAACAACAACACGACTGGACGCGGCATGCAGGACCCGTACATTATGATTGCCACTCCATGCTACGGAGGGCTTATTCATGAACCGTATCTTAGAGGGCTAACTTCGCTGGTTACCCAAATTTCAAGTGCAGGGCTTCCAATTCATCTTTCTACAGTAGTAAACGAAAGTCTTATTACTCGTGCAAGAAATGAACTTGTCAAGCACTTTATGATGACAGACTGCACTCACTTAATATTTATTGACGCAGACATTGGGTTTGTGCCTGAAGACGTAATTCAACTAGTTAATCACAACAAAGACATCGTTGTTGGCGCGTATCCGCTAAAAGGTCTCCGCTGGTCCAACCTTGCGGAGCTTAAGGACTGCACTGATGTTGAAGAAGTTCGCCGTAGAGTTACAGAATACGTAGTTAACTTTCAATTTTCGTCAGAAGAAAATTTACAAAATGGCAGACTAGAAGTAGTGGAAGGGCTCATTGAAGTTAAAGACGCGGGCACCGGCTTTATGTGCATTAAGCGTGAAGTCATTGAAAAAATGATTAACGAAATGCCAGAGCTTAAGTACGAAAAAGAAGCACGCTTTCTTATGAATGAAAAAGACGACGGCGTCCGTTGGGCAATTTTTGATAGTGAAATTGACAAAGATGACGGTCGATACTTGTCAGAAGACTATTTGTTTTGCCGCCGTTGGCAACGTCTTGGCGGCAAGGTTTGGCTAGATCCAGAAATTACGCTTACTCATATGGGCACTTACGCATTTCAAGGTAGTAAGTTTTTTGAGTTTCAAGACGAGCAGCAGCAGCAGCAGCAGCAGGCAACGTCTCAGCAGCCTAAACTAATAGGCGGTTGACATGAACCCGCAAGGTGGAACTGAGTTAATGCTAAGCGCGTTACTAGAAAGAGTAGATCAAAAACTTCTTGAACAAGTAAATATTGTCTCAAGACCAGAAGACGTCGACCCAACTAAGAAACAAGTACTGTGGGCGCACGACATGCCGGCTGATATGCCGTTTATTGCTACACCAGTAGGCAGATCCTACTTTGACGGCATTGTATTTGTTTCATCATGGCAACAACAGATTTTCAATTTAAGCGCCGGTGTTCCGTTCACTGGCAGCACTGTAATTAAAAATGCAATTGAGCCTATTCAAAGAATACCGAAGGCATCTGATGGGACTATTCGTCTGATCTATCACCCAACGCCGCATCGAGGACTGCAAATTTTAGTACCAGTTTTTGTTGAGCTGTGTAAAAAGTATGACAATTTGCATCTTGATGTGTTTTCTAACTTTGATATTTACGCGCGTCCTGAAATGAATAAGCAATTCGAAGAGCTTTATGAAGTTTGTCGCGCGCATGAAAAAATCTCCTATCATGGCACTCAACCAAACTTGACAATACGCGCAGCATTGCAACAAGCACACATTTTTTCGTACCCGTCAATTTGGCGTGAAACATCGTGTCTTTGCGCCATGGAAGCGATGAGTGCCGGCTGCATTACCGTTGCTCCTAACTATGGCGCACTCGCGGAAACGCTCGCAAATTTTAACATCACTTACGATTTTAATGAAAACGCACAAGCGCACGGCAAGGCATTTTCAGACGCACTTGAGCACGCAATACTAAACATTAGTACTGATGAAACTCAGTCACGTTTAGACTTTCAAAAGTCATACGCGGACACATTTTACGGCTGGGAGTCCCGCGTTGAGCAGTGGAACAGCTATTTAACATCTATTATTAACGCGCCAAAAAAGAAAATTGGCGGACTAACATGGAACCCAAGGTAACATATATGGAAGCAAATCCAGAAAAAGTCATTGCTGACTTACTTAATCAAAATGCACAGCTGAGATTTGAAGCTGCAGTTTTGCGCGCTACTCTTCAAGAAGCCGCTGAAATTGAGCAAAAAATGAAACAGTCACAAAACTTTCCACCAGAAGCTTTAGAAGTTCTTTCTAAGCTTGATATTAGATAAGAGATAGGGACATAGTATGAGCACAGAAGTAAACGCCCAAAAAGTGATTAACAACTTACTTGAACAGAACAAGCAGCTTACGTTCGAAATTGCAGTTCTTCGCGCGCAGCTAGAGCAAGACGACGCAAACGCTGTTGACGAACAACCACCCAGCGAGTAGATAGATTTTTTATACAGGTCTGCTGTGTACAGACACTATGCGCGATAAGCAAAATCAACCAAACAAGCCGCCTTTTGAGGAGAAATAGCATGACACATGAGCCAATAACAAAAAAAGAGTTTATAGAACAAAACCCGTTTGGAACCATCTCTAAGCAAAATTTTGACGGTTCCATGACACTATTAACTCAAGAAGAATACATTGAATGGATTGAATTTTCTAGAGGAATTTGGGATGATGAATCTATCTAGCAATTTGAAATACCATGTAGTTGATATGGTATAGTTGATATATGGCTATTGATTTCCCTAACTCACCCGATCCTGGGACCAATCATACAGTAGACGGAAAAACTTGGACATTTACTGATGGTAAGTGGGCGCTCAATGTGGGCGTTGGTGGTGTTCAAGGTCCGACTGGTGCGACAGGGCCAAGTGGCACTCCCGGCGCAACGGGTGCATCAGGCGCAGCAGGGAGCTGGGCAACTACGCAGTCTGTAACAGGTCCTTCTGGGGTTTCTGGAAGTTCTACTACTGGATACACTGTTGTATCTGGAGACGTAGGAAAAATGATTGTATGCTCAAGCAGCGGTAATAGCAGTATTACAGTTAATACAACAACTGGATTTTCAGCGGGTCAGTCAGTTGATTTTATAAGCACTGGCAGCGGCAGATTTCAATTTTCAGCAGGAGCCGGCGTGTCAGTGAACTCAACGCCAGGTCTATATCTGAGGACTACGTATTCTTCTGCTACTCTGTACTGCACTGCTGCAGACACCTACGTTGTATTTGGCGACACGAGTGTATCATAATGCCTGCGCACAGAGGGACAGTTGCTTCAAGCATTACTGAACTGCCAACGGCAACTATCAATGCTGTCACTAACTTCAACCAAGACCGAGCCACATTCAACGCCACAGTTAGTGCGAACTATCAAAGCACAACAGTTAAGTTTCAGTACAACACTACAAACAACTTTGCTTCTTTTACGGAGGTAACTGCTACTGGTTCACCTGTTACTGGTCAATCTGTTGCTGTGTATTTCAACGCAACTGGCTTGTCTGTTGGCACGACTTATTATGTTCGAGCTGTTATTAGTAACGGTATTGGGACAGTAACTACATCATCAACGTCATTCACAACTTGGTCGCTGAAGACCTACACAAAAACAACTGCTGGAACTGTTAACAACGCTGTGTATTTACAGACAATTACACCTACTGGTGGCTCTGCTGTCACCCCATTTATCTTCAATGTGTTCTTCTTCGGAGGTGGAGGTGGAGGTGCTGGTGGTGGTGGAGGTGGTGGTGCTTATTACATCAACGACACAAGCAACATATCTGCAACATCAGCAGTTAGTTCTTATTTGAATGTGACTGTTGGTGCAGGTGGTTCTGCTGGAAACCTTGCTGATACCAACGGTGGTGCTGGTGGTACTTCAACTATTTCTGGAAGTTCTTTCCCCACATTGACTGCTACTGGTGGTGGAGGAGGAGCGCAATCAACAGTAGGTACAGGTGGTTCTTCAGGTTCAGGTACAAGTTCATCATATGGTGGTGGTACTGGTTCTATAACTTCTACTGGTAGTGGCAAAGACATTGTTTACCATACGGCTGCTGGTGGTGGTGGAGGCAACTTCAACGCTGGAGACAATGGACATACTGATGGCAATGGATACGGTGGTTCAGGTGGATATGGTGGACAGGCTTTTGGTTACGCTGGTGGCTCTGGTGGTGGAGGTTATGGTTCTACAGCAACTGGTCAAGGAAACAGAATTCTTTTTGGTGGCAATACAGGCGTGTACGGTTGTGGTGGTAACACCCAATCTGCTGGTACAGCAGGAATGTGCTATTTTCAATACTATGGACCATGATTATGAACATTGAACCTTTTAACCTTGACGTTGTAAACAAATACAATATGTTTTTTATGTTGCAAAAACTAAACGCAACATCAACAATTAACCTGTACTACCAAGAAGTAAACAACGACGTACCATTTGAAGACTGCGCGTTATTTAAAATGACAAACGGCCAAGTCCTTGTAGCGTTTCCAGAGTATTTTACCCACATCAGCAAACACAACATTGTCGCAACAGATGGGGTCGTATCAGAAATAGTTAGCCTTCAAATTTTTGAACGCATTCATCAATACTACAAACACGGTGTAGACAGCATTGACGCTGGTGGGTTTACCTTTATGAACTCTGCGCCTGTGCCATCGTTTGACAACCAATGGCGATGTGACGCTGGACTCTACGGTGTTGAACTATTTGCAGACCCACTAGGCGATTCAACAATTGCCGTGCCGGATGCAGCTGATGCTTTACTTGTTTATGAACCGATACTGTCTATCAATGGCGTGGCTCATCTTGTTTATATTGAACGACAAAACAAAAACAACAAGACAGAGTTGATGAACAATTCATCTACGCCTTTTGCTACATACAGTTTAGGTGAGGCTTTGAAGTTGATTTTGGAATGGGCGCAAGTATCGCAAGCACCATTTAGCAACACGGAATCTGTAGCATTGAAGGCGTTTGAGTTTGCACAACAATTGGGAATAGAAGAAACGCTTGTGTCTAACCAGCCTGATATGCAAATCTTTGAATATCTAAAGGGTAATCCAACGGCTCGTGTGCGACCAGAAAATGTCCAGCCGTTGTCACCAGACACAGAAGTGTTTATCAAAAAGAACATGGCATACTCCTGTTTATCTGCCCTTTTATCTTTGTACCCAGATTCTTGTAACTTAAATGAAATAGTCGCCATTGAGCAAGTAAAATTAAATAAAGAAATTGAAAACTTAGCGCATATGACAAATGCCTTACCTGATAACTCAGACGCAACTTACTTTATACAATCACGCACTCAACTATTTAATAAGAAAAAAGAACTGTTAGAATCTGTTTTCCAATAACAATTTAAAGGACTACTATGCGGTTTCATGTAGTTTCACTACCTCACACAAATACAACTGAAGATTTTACAGCTTGCGCTTATACAGAAAAAGTCCGTAAATTCTGCATCATGATGAAGAACCTTGGGCACACAGTATTTCTTTACGCAGGAGAATCAAATTCTGCGCCTTGCGACGAGTGGATTACGTGTATTACTGAAGAACAGCGTTTAAAAGCCGTAGGCAATAATCACTACTCGGCCGCATCGTTTGACTGGAATCTGCCTCATTGGGTTGAGTTCAACAGCAACGTCATTAAGCGTATTAAAGAGCGCCTTGAACACAAAGACTTTATTTGTCTTATTGCCGGTTACGCATCTAAACCAGTTGCTGATGCTTTCCCTGACGAGTTAAGCGTAGAGTTCGGCATTGGCTATGGTGGGTCATTTGCCCCATACAAGGTCTTTGAATCATATGCATGGATGCACTCTTGCTACGGGTCCAAAGTTACTGACCCCCACGCCCTTGACGGCAAGTTTTACGACACAGTTATTCCGTCGTATATTGATGTAGACGATTTTCCATTTCAGGAAACGCCAGATGACTACTACCTCTACATGGGACGCCTTATTGAGCGCAAAGGCTATCAAATAGCAGTAGATGTATGTAAACATCTTGGAAAGCGTTTAGTAATTGCCGGGCAAGGGGTACCGCCAGCGTACGGTGAATACGTAGGAGTAGTCGGCACAGAAGAGCGAGCTAAACTAATGGGCGGTGCAATAGCCGTGTTTACACCTACAATTTATGTAGAACCATTTGGTACAGTTGCTGTAGAAGCAATGGCCTGCGGCACTCCCGTTATCTCCACAGACTGGGGCGCATTCACCGAAACTGTAATTGATGGGCTGACTGGCTACCGATGCCATACTCTTCAAGAATTCATAGATGCTGCTGAAGCGGCGCCTTGGCTAAATAGAGAACTAATTAGTGACTATGCAAAAGACCGTTATGGTCTCGATACCGTTGGTTTGATGTACGAAAAATACTTTAATCGTCTACTTAGTTTGTGGGGAGATGGCTGGTATGAACTACGAAAGTGATACTATAGACATATGGAAGTAAATACACAGGCAATCATTGAAGACTTATTAGAACAGAATAAGCAACTCACATTGCAATTATCAATTGCTAGAGCAATAGTTAGTCAGCTTCAGGCGCAGGACCAGGCGCAGGGCGAGAAGACCGAGTCTTAGTCTTCTTTGCTAGTTTACTAGCGTGATATGCGTTTACCGCATTAGCACTGGTTCTACTTTTCCATTCAAATTCACATTCTTCACAGATAACTACTTTCATAGTAGTCCACCTTCCGCCATCAGGCGCGTCTCTAACTTCTACACTTAGTTTACTTGGCCTTGCGCCGCAGTATGGGCAGTTTGGGAACCGCTGTCTTCTAATCTCCTGCCCAGTGTGAGACACCGATAAAGCACGGCGAATTTCAGTTTCATCTTTTCCACCCCACACTCCCCATATTTGCTTATTGTCGAGCGCCCACTTAAGACATGTTTTTCTTACTGGGCAACTAAAGCAAAGATTCTTTACTTCGTATTTTTCACTCAGTACATTAGAAAAGAAAAACGGCTTTAAGCGTTTGTTAGCAGGTTTTCTGCACTCAGCATCGTCGTGCCAGGATAGATCGCCGAACTTAGACACTGAAATCGACCCAGGTTACTTCCAAAACCTCGTCTACTTCGTCACCTTCTCGCGTCTCTCCAAGCTCGTCACAGACTGCATAGTCGATGTCGCCATCTACGACACCGGCAAATCCGTGAGTTACTCGTGCTTTTTCAACAAATCTAAAACCATCGCCAAGCGTATCAGCAGAACCGTCTCTTTGCAATGCAGAAGCCAGGGCTCTGCCGACAATTTCGTGCTCAATATCGACGTGTCCTACAGTGAAAAAGACTGGATCAAAAGATTCAGAACTAAATCCTTTTCCAGTCCATTCAGACCACAGGCACTCTCCAGTTCTTAGGTCTCGCATGCTATGTCAATAATACACTGTGTAGGTAGCTCTCAAGGCACTTATGAGTGCTTATTGCCAAGTTTATATCTATCACTTTGTATAGTCGTGGAGCGGCTCTGAGTGCCTCTCACTGGGTTTCTATACGGCAGTTACATACCCGTCTTGGTGCGGCCACAGATAAGTGTACGTCGGAGGCGCAGATCCAGTGTCTTCGGCCCAGCCAAATTTAGTATACCAATCGTAGTTTTTGCACAATAAGGCTGTTCTGTGCGTAGAGCACAGATCTGAGAAATACTGAGCGTCTTGCATCCACGAAGGCAAAACAAGCTCATGTGAGATACGACCTAGCTCTAATGCTTTATCGTATGTGCGGTACGTCTTTTCGAGCAAGGTAGACTTATAGCCACGAGATCGCCATTCAAAATAGGTAGCAGATATGTAGGACACAAGCAAAGTTTCATGGCCTCGCCACATTCTGGCTACAGGGTGGTTTGACCAGCCTTTTGGCTTACGATCATTGCCGTCCGGGTCGAGCTCGCACACTGTAAGAAGACACTGCCATGCTTCTAAAGTTTGCTTATGAAGACGCTTGCTGTCTAAGTGAGCCGCTGTCAACTCAAATGACTGAGTGTTGGTTAAAAATGATTGCATATGTAGTCCGTTTGTCGTTTGACATCATTATATCAAACAATAATGCAACTACTGTAATCAATCACTTTTTGTCTGCGTACCAGCCCTTGCGAACAACTTGACGACTGAAACCTTTGTCAGTATTTACAAGCCATTCACGGTCGCCAATAAGCTCTCCTTGCGGGCCACTAGGCTCGCCATTGAGGGCAGCGACAGCTGCGTCACCAATCCATTTTGCTGCCTGAGCAGCAACTGCCTTACCCCAAGTAGCTGACAGTGCCGAATAGCCTTTAGCTTCAACAAACTCCCAGCTATCTGGCAGCCCCTGAATACGAGCAGCTTCTCTGTGAGTAATTAAACGCGGCTGCGTTGGGTGAATAACATGATCCAATGCGCCACCAGTAAGAACATGGCACCAAGAATTTGCAGACCATCGCCCAGGCATTGAGAAACCCATGTAATAGTCTTTCTCAAGAATCTTTTCTTGAAGTGACAACCAGTTTTGCGGAAAGTTTCCGCCGTTCTTGTCTACAGCCGCACGAAGAGCTTTATTTATTGGTGTCTGTTGAGGCCAACCGTCAGCTCCAAGAATGTCAAAAATTTCTTTAATTCTTGTAGCGCCCATAGTCTGTTTTGCCATATGACCATTTACAACTCCACTTTGATTGCGAAGATCTTTAACGTACTTCGAACCTTTACCGCTGTATTTTTGGGACTCCCATTGAATAGCGCAATGCTCAAGGTCGCCAATGACATCCATCATTGTTGGCATTTCTGCTGGTGCAATTGCCTCGGCTCCGAATGGCATACCTTGCTCTACTGCAGTCCAGAAATACCGAGAACGATATGAAAATCCACCAACCTGTAGGTTGTTCATTTTCACATGATAAAGATCATATTTTTTTCCAGATAATGTCTCAAGCATGTCACGATATTTAACCATCGTTTCTCTGCCTTGAGTATACGCTTGCTGCACGCATTCAAATACAACCATTTTTGGCTTTACCTTAGCCGCATATCGCATGAACGCACGAGTATGCTCGTGAGCAGCAGCGTCTGGCCCTCTATTTGCAGGCCCTGACCACACAGACCAGCCTGAGCACGGTGGGCAGCCCATAACAACGTCAGCCTCTAATACTGGCCAATCTTCTTCATCATTTGAAAAAAATGCAGACCAGCTATTGCCAAGATGATGTCTATTTAGCTCAGCAACTGGATTGCCAAAATTCAATGTCCCTGTACGTAGAGTCATTTCCATTCCTGCGTTTACAAAGCCATAGCTCATAAACCCAGCAAGTCCGTTACAATCAATAAATGTCGGTTTTGACATTGCTTATACCTACCTTGTCAGTTTAGCAGATTTACACTGTATCATGCTATTGATGAAGTCCCGTGTAATTTTTCACCAACTTCATAGCCGCATGCCGCGTATCCCGCAATATCTGTCCACGTGTCGTCTTGGAAGCCGTTTTTATTTGCGTATCTGGCTACCTTGAGACCGACCATCATCATCGCAACGTCTTCTTGGTTTATCTCAATTCCAAGAATTACTGACCATATCTTTGCTATGCGCAGAAAGTTATCTTCAGGTTTGCCGTATTGAACGTCTCTATCGCCAGAGATGATTCGCGCTGCTTCTACAAGACAGGCATCTCTGCCTTTCATTTTACTTGCCATCTTCTTCAATCTTTGTTCGCACAAAAACAGTGGCATTGTACACATAGTCTTTATTGACAGTGGTTTCTTGCTCGATGTCTATTTCTGCGCCTGCTGGCAGTTCAGCAGAACTATCGCCGCTAAACTTTCTCCACGAGTCCCTAGCGCTTATGATTACTCCATCTAAAGTGTATGCACTTACTTTTAGCTTTACTGCTACTCTCATTACTGAACTTTCTTTTCTAATATATTTGGCGAATAAAATGTGCGCTTTAAGATTGGCGCTTTATCGTCAATTGACTTCACAATAAAGTCTCCGCTTTTTATTTCAAGAACTTCACAAATTCTCCCATTATGCGAAAGACCGAGCTTATGAGAAAACGCATCGTCCTTTACCTTGACTACGTCGCCAGCCTTCGTGTTTTGCGCGTGTGCTTGAATCCACTCTGTCATTACGGCCTCCGCGCTGGGCACGCCACGGTAGAGCATGATGTAACATCGTAGTCATCAAGCGCACGGGCACACATTGCACATTTCATACCAGCATCTAAAACTCTGTAGCCATTCTTCTGGCGATCAGCGTTCTTCTGCATTTTCTTGAGATATTCTTCATCAAGCTCTTTGTCCGTAGCTCCGGCAGCACAAAGAATGTTTGCGACAAAGTGAAGAACATCAACGCATTCTTTGACAATTTCCTTCCGATCAGCGTACGGCTCGTCATGTTGCCAAGGCTTCCAAGAAATAGCTTTACGAACTTCAGCTAATTCGTCATCAATGGCAAGCATATTCCAGCGAATATACTCAATTAGTGTATTGAGGTCTTCTGGTTCATTGCCGTGAAATTTAGAATAGTCTGCATTGTAAACATCTATTTGCAGTTGCTTGGTTTTTTCAAGCCATTTATTAAATAATACTGACATTTTGTATCCTTAGGGTTGTTTCTAACTTGTGTCTTACTGTATCCCGCGACGGTATTGCCGCGATGAACTCTTCTTTTTGTGTGACCGATAGCTCATACATATCAATGTACGACATTTCTTCAATACCTGCCGCAAGATGTGACCACGCAGAACCTATAGTAGAAGTTGTACGCCACTCACTGGCAATAGGCGTAGCCGCATTTAATGACTGAACCCATCGATGATTCCACCAAACAAGCCCGTCGTTCGATGGGCTAAGCAAAGATCCGATAGATTTCCCTATGAAATTAAAGACATCGAAATCATTCGCGCTTCTTTTATGCTTCATCGGCGAGCACGGCAGACTTAGAGAAGACATCGTAGATTTAGACCACTTTGTAGTGTCAGTATCTACGGACCAGCGTCGTATCTTATCTCTAGGTATTTTAGCAGAACCTTCAGCTATGTAGTGCGAGTCTACGCAAATATCTACTAGTGAGTCGTTTGCGCCTTTCGGCAGCTTTTCTTCTATTTTCTTATTGACAAGCCATGGCATGTGCGGGTAAATAGTAGTCGGCCATACACTATTTGCTAAAAACGTAGTGCCGCCAATGACAGATGCTCTTGCTTTATCGTTAAGTATGACGTGCTCGTATTGCTTTCGCATAGCGTTAAACGGCGTAAACAGTTTACCACTTTCTTTTTCTACTGCACGAAGATTTGCAGATATTTTAGAAGGCTCGGGAGCGTCAATAAGTAAGGTAAGTCTCTCGTCATTTTGAAGCAGATTGATCATGCTTAAAACTCCGTATGCTTTATTGGCAGTAATGCTTAACACGGGCGCAATTCCTAGCACAATAGAGTCGTATTTTTCAAGATCGTCTGCCGTGAGTAGCACTGACGGGTTTAGCCAGTCTACAGTATGACCGTATTCTTCAAGAATAGAAGAAATGGCGCCTGTGAACGAAACAGATTTGCAATTAAGACGTTTTGAAGACTGCGGCGAAGTCATTCCTGTAACGAGTACATTTGCCACTATCTTGTGCCGTCTGGGTTGATCTTCAGTCCTTTATCTTCAACAAGCGCGCGATTTACAATACGATTACAATGTTCAACAAATGCGCTATACGGTGGCATGTGAGGACGAAGAGCGTCGCCTTGCGCCTTAGCAGCTTCTGCCAATCCTGCATCGCTCATTGCTTCTACTTCTTTAATCGTGAGCTTGTATGGCCTGCCTAACGGATTACCTTCGCCTTTGTCTGTAACAAGAATAGAACCAATCTTAGCGGCATACATAAACCGACTCCGCCACCACCCAGAGCCTGCGTGAGGGTACGGAGGCGAAAGAATACCCCAGTAATCATTATAGAAAGAAAGAACGTCTGCCTCGCTGTCAAGACGCTGTCCGCCAAACTTCTTAATTAGTTTGCGGCTGCCAATGATTTCAACTGGCCATTCTGGCTTCTTGCGCTCAAGCCAAGTATCGTGCGGCATTAGCGCGCCTAGAACCCACTTACGTTCCTTAAGACCCGTGTCCTTAGGTTCTGATGTAGCAAGAATGTCGTAAATTGTTGGACTAGGATCAAGTGCTTCAATCCCATTCATTTCAGCAGGCATACGCTTTCTTACAAGAGAACGATCACCGAATGAATACATTGGGCACGCAGGGACTAAACCGTATGACCATCGCTCAGCAAGCATCGCCGCCGCGATAGCAACAAGTTGACCTTCGTGTTGCTTTATGTTTTCATCTGTGTCATTAAAAAAGTATCTGCCAACTGCGCATTTAGCAGCAGCATCTGGGTCTGCATCTCGGATACGAGCAAGTGTAACTTGCGCATCTTCATAACTATAGTAAGTCGCTGGCTCATCTCCACGAGGGCCACTTAGCAAATACTTGTACAGAAGCTCTGGGTGATTTTTCAACGCGCGGCACGCATTGAAAACTGAACTAAACTGCCAGTCATCAAAAAAGCCAACAGCGGGTATTCCCGAAGAGAGAGCATACAGTGCGCCCATTGCGCCTTGTCTGCCATTGAGCGAGTTAAGTGGCGCAAGATTTACCCAGATAACATCGTACATAGATAGATCTTCACCTGGAGTAACTCGTCTCCAGTCGACGTGGTGACCGCATTCTTCGAGTGCTTTAACAATCGATGCGGGTACGTCAATTTTTTGAATAGTGCGTCGTTCAGTGTTAATCTGAAGCGCAGTAAAGCCTGTCATTAGAATTTTCATAAAACCTGTCTTTGTAGTATGCTGGCGTGCCAGAACTGTATCTTAAGGAAAACAATTCTGACACGCTCAACAACATTTTTTTTTTTCTTTCTTATTTAGAAAGGCGCTGCTGGCGGTGCAGCAACCGGTGCTTCTGCAGCAGCAACAGGAGCTTCTGCAACAGGTGCAGGTGCAGGTGCTGGTGCAGGTGCAGGTGCAGGTGCAGGTGCTGGTGCAGGTGCCGGTGCCGGAGCTGGTGCCGAGACAGGAGCCGGTGCAGCAGCATTAGGGGCATTGTAGTACGCTTTAATTTCGTTCTTCTTCTGGCCTTGCCATGTACGAGAACCAATTTGCGCACGGAAGCTTCGGCCATTCAATGCCTGCTCAATCTGTGCGTTGCTTGGGCTTGTTGCAAAGAATTCACGGCCGAGACCGAGTGCATTCATCTTGCGGAAGAAAATTCCAAGTGCGGTTGGATTGTCAGTTGAAACAACTAGGTTGTCCCAGACGAGACGCTTTGCATGAGCACCGGTCTGAACCTGCGCCTTAACTGCAAACATTGTCTTGCCTGACTGCGATACCTTTGCGGTGGCTTCTACGATTGCAAGATCGTAATCACCATCCGGGAGCGGGTCGTAACTCCCGACATCGCCGGCTTCTTTAACTAGGTCTCCCCAATTTAATGTGCTCATGATTGTTCACCATGTCCTTCTGTTTTTGTTGTTGTTGTTTTTTCCGGACGTGGTCCGAAAACTATGTCAAGCATTGCCTCAATTCCGAGGTGTTGCTGCTCAACGATCTTACCTAGACGGCCTTGAACTCGCTCGCCTGCTTCGTACTGATTTGTACGCTCAACGTACATACGACGCGCTTTGTATGGCGGCTGCGTTGGGTCTTGACTAGGGAATTCTTCAACGCTAATTGCGCCAAGAATGTCGTAGAAATATGGAGCTTGGATAGCAAGCTGACCTTGAAGGTACGGACGGTATCTACCATCTTGCCCTTGTCGTGCCATTGCTGTAAGAACTACTGCCTCTATCGGGTTAGTCGGGTGCATTGTAAGATCTCGGAGATCTCGAAGTAACGCGCCCATGTGACGAAGAAGTTCGCCCCACTGTTGCATTTGCATTTGATTTTTTCCAGCAATGTTATCAACGCACTTAACTTGAAGCTCAGATACTGAGTCAATGATAAGTGATTTGAACTGATGCTTACCGAGCTGTAGCCACTGATATGCCTTGAGCACTGTGTCGTAGTCTGTAACGTTGACAACGCATGTATCCCAAGTGCCATCAGCTACTGGTGGCTCCTCGCGTAGTGGATCCCAATACTTAACGTTGATTGGCAAGAAACGATGTCCGCCTTCAACGTCGAGCATGAGACGTGGATATGGTGCTGTGACTGCAAAGGTAGATTTACCAACCTTTGATTCGCCATAGACCATAATAGTTAGTGAACGTTGTACTTGTGACATGTCATTCATTTCCTTTTATCTCTGTTGTTTTGTAATATGCATATGGGTCATCGACCTTATACAGTTCGGTGATTGCTTGCTCGGCGGCGCTACCGTCGTCGAACAGTGGGCAAACAGCGAAGAATTGGCATTTCCATTTACAGTCCCTACTAGGACGTGGGTATGCCACGAAATTAACGTCTGCTCCGTTATCAAGAGCTTTGCGAGTATCCATCATGTCTTTGACTGCGCCGTGTAGGCGATTCCAGAATGCACGAAGCGCAAACTGATTATGACGAACTTCCATCTGCTCATAGAATGGTGGTTTTGCATTTGCAGTGCGCTTTACTTTCTTTAACATCGTAAAGATTCCGCCTTCGGAACGTTCACCTTCTTTGTTTTGCGCAGCCTCAAGAATCATATAAGTAAGAATCTGCTCGTTCATGTGCGCAAGACTTGCAAACTCTGTAAATGAGCCGCCGACTGTTTTAAAGTCGCGAAACATACGAACCCCATCTGCCTTACGACGCACGCGCATGTCAAGTTTACCCTGTAGCTCTACTTCGCCACCGAACATTGGCATTGAAATAATCTCCTCTGTTGAGATCATTTCAAGCTCAGCATCAATACCATTCTCGTCTACCCATTCAAGGTAGCCTTCAAGCATAATACGGCCGAGCTCTGCTTCACTGTCTAGATCCATAGTGTCACGAAAGCTTTCACGAAGAAGCTGCTTATCAACTTCAACTAACTGCGAGTGCGCTTCAAGTAGCGGGATTCCAGCGGAGTAGTACGCGTCTAGTGCAGCGTGCACACGAGAGCCTAGTGCAAGTGCTCCAGTAAAGTTCTGAGTCTGTGGCTGAAGTCTACGGTAATAGCTAAGCCACCATTTACGACGACAATCCTTGAATGTTTGAATCTCAGAGTTAGAGATTTTTATTGGGCCTCTAGGAGAAATTTCTACTGGCGTAATATCTGTCACAATGTCTCTTTACTATCTTGAAGCATACGCAAGAGCTGATGCTTATCTTTTACAATATTTTCGAAGTTGTCTGCTTTTGCATCTAGCACATCGATAACACGTTCTTCAATCGTTCCTTCTGTAACATAATCCATGATGACCACAGAATCGTGAATCTCTGAGCCAATACGATGAACTCTGTCTAGGGCTTGCTTATAGTCAACCAAAGACCACGGACGCTGAAGCATCACAAGACGTCGCGCAGCAGTAAGCGTGATACCGACACCGCCTGCCTGAGCAGTAAACAAGATCCACTTAATCTTTCCAGACTGAAAATCATCAACAGCTTTCTGCCGTTGGTCTTCGTCTTGTGCTCCGGTAATTAAGCCGTGAGGAATTTTAGCGTCAGTCAGCGCTTTACTGAGAAGTTCAATGAGCTGACGAGATACTGCGCAGACTGCTACAGAGTCTTCGCCAAAGTCGCCATTTTTGATGTCGTCCATAAGAGCATCTACTTTACAAGAAGGCTCGGTGAGTAAAGTTCTCATTTCTCCGGTAATTTCATCGATACTTATTTCTGCGTATGAACTAGCAAACTGTAAAAGACGTGTTGTTTGTGTAAGTGCGCTTGGCGCCACTACTGCTCCGCCGTCTTCTAGTTCTGCAATCATTACCTCGAGCATTTGCTTGTAGGCTTTCTTTTGCTTAGTAGACATCTCGACATCGCGACGCTCCTTAAGCACTGGTGGCAACCACGGCAGAACTCGCGCCTTTAACATACGACGCATACGCGGGTTGATAGTGGCATAGAACTCGTCATTCATATGCGGCTTCACACCAATAACCATCATGCCACCGAAGGCATTTAGCATAGTGTCAATCATGCGATCAATCCACCGAGTCTTGCTTGGCCATTCTTCTGGAGATAGCCAATGAAGAATAGACCAAAGATCTAAAACGTTATTGGCAATCGGCGTACCAGTCAATGCAAATCTAATATCTGCGTCGCCAGTTGCTGCCCATAGCGCACGTGTTTGCTTGGACTTAGGATCCTTCGAGCGGTGAATCTCGTCCGCCACGACCGACTTAAAATCAATTTCGTTAAGTTCCCGTTTATGAACTTCACAACGGTTCTGAGTGACACTTTCATCATGGCCGCCGCATTCGGGGCAGCGCGCTAATGCAATAGACCCATACGATGCTAACTTCGAGTGAGTACGAAGAGACTCCCAGTTAATGATATACACATCGGCATCTGTTTCAAATTGCTTGCGTCGCTGCCCAGCAGAACCTTTGATGACTTGAACACGAGCTTCAGGCCACCACATCTTGTACTCACGTTCCCAGTTCTTCTTAAGAGTATTTGGGCATGCAATTAGCGTAGGAAATACTTCTTCAGTCTTTTTCATGTTTTTAAGCGCACGAATTGTTTGTGCAGTTTTTCCTAGGCCAGGCTCGTCAGCGAGCAGTGCACGACGGGCCATTGATAAAAATGCTACGCCAGCGCGCTGGTGAGGGAACAAATCTTCGTCACCTTCGTATGTATCTAAGTCCCTAAGAGAATTAGCCGGATCTACTCGTACAGTTCTTTCATTAGCCGCCCAGGCAGTTAGCTTTGGCCCAATTGATAACTCTGTCTTGAATACAGCTCTCAGTGCTAAGCATGATGCCCAGCTTAAAGGTAAACGCCACGCTTGATCTTTTGCGTTCCACGATGCACCAGGTATGCTCTTGCACAGTTCCTTATAACGCCATTCCGTTTCAATGCGGATGTGCTCGTCTGTATCGTTGAGCTCTACGTTTACTGGCAACTCTTTACCTCTTGTCGTTTTGTTAGTATCACTATATCATATACTAAGCAGAAATCTGCACTTTACACAGAATTTGTCTTAGTATCTTTTAGATGTTTTATTGTTGCAGCAGTCTGAGCGGCGTCCAACCGTTCTTTGCCAAATACAACAAGCCATGACGAATTGCGTCAATAGCATGACCTTCGCCACCTTTATGCCAATATCCAAGTTTTTTAACCGCCTCATTAGGAAACATACGCTTAGCATCGGCTGGACTTTGGAATTTAAGATCGGCATCTTTCAATCCAGCGTCTCGCATAATCTGCTTGAGCACGCCGATCTGCTCTAAAGAATACGGAGCCTGCGAGTTTCTAACAGTCTGCGCATTTATTGTAAACCGTTCACAGACAATCTCAATAGGAATATTCTCAGCCTGCGCGCTCGCAATAATCTCACGAGTAGGCGCAGCAAATTCATTTGGCTGATACTCACCTGACATAATTAAATGAGGCTCTTCGTTTGTAGACCAACCAAAACATGCAACGCCTGTTGCTTTACCGGGGTCAACCGCAAGCACAATCCTTTTCATTAGTATTTATCTCCCCAGGTCTCCATTGGACCATCAATCCCTGAGGTGAGCGGAACTGCCCAGCCTTCAGTTGTTGTCATGCATTCTTTTACAATACGCATAATTTCTTCAGCATCCTTACGTGGCGCATTAAGAACAATTTCGTCATGCACTGGGACAATTAGTAGCTCAGTGAGATCTGCTTGGTCTAGTTTTACAAGATTACTCTTGAATACTTCAGCAGCTCCACCTTGAATTAGATAATTTACTAAAGTATATACACGATTGTCGTCGCAAGGAATACGTCTGCCAGTCCATGTATATACATACCCCTGACCTTCGCTCTTGAATCTACGCATACCAATGTCTTCAATCTGTCTTTGGAAATATGCCATTCCCGGAAATCTAGCGTCAAACGTATCTGATACTAGTTTCATCTGTGATTCGTGTACTCCGGCAGTTATTGCTTGCTTAGCAACACCAGCGCCGTAAAGGCGACCGTAAACCATTGACTTAATGAGATTACGACGTTTATCAGACTTAGGCATTGTCGGATCGTTATAAACATCACGACCGATTTCGGTAAACGGATCAGACCCTGTCGAGTCTGCAATGTTGAACATGCTCACTAAGTTAGGGTCCTGTGAAAGACTAGCAAACATTCTAAATTCAACTTGGTCAAGGTCTGATGTAACAATCACATGATTATCGTCTTTTGGAATAAACGCACGACGAACTACATCATCACCTTTTGGCAAGGTCTGTAGAGCTGGGTTTGTGATTGACATACGAGATGTTCGCGCACCGAGCGTACGAACAGACGGGTGAACAACTCCGTCAATTGACTCAGTCAAAAAGTTAGAGAAGTACGTGTTAGCAAGTTTGTCAGCCTTACGTTGCTTGAGTACAGTATCAGCGAGGTTTGCGATCTCCTTGTTGTCATCAATCATTAGTTTCTTTAGCTGATCTTTTGTGCAAGACTTCTGCCCAGTCGGTGTGTACTCAGTAATATCTGCACCAAGACTTTCAAACAGTCTTACAAGTTGTTGATTACTCGTGATTGATGTGCCGCCGTACGTTTGCTTTGCCCAGGACTTGACTGACTCCGCGTAGTTATTGAGTTCATCGAACTTTTGTTTGGAGTAGTCAAGATCTACACGAGCTCCGTTGATTTCCATACGAGTAACAATACGACGTGTTGCCATCTCAAGTTCGTATGGTCTGCTGTACGGACCGTCTGGGCCGCATTTTTTATAAAACTGTTCCCACAATCTAGTAGTAAGTACGCAGTCTAATGCGCCATACGACCAATAAGGCTGAAAGTTTATAGGAACAGTTCCCCATGTCCACCCGTTTTTAGAAAGCTCTACATCCAAAGTGTCTTGTAATGCAACTGCACGGCTATCAATATTAAGTGCTGCAAGTCTTTTAAGCGCGCCTGAGCCGAGCGGATCAATAATATGCGCCATGATCATTGTATCGTGCGCACGATGCCAAGGTAGTTCCCAACGGGACTGAACTGCAAACCAACGAGCTTCGAACGCAATGTTATGACAGATAATAGGACCATCAAACTTATCCATGCCTTCGTAGAAGACACCTTTCCATTCGTCCCACGGAATAGACCAGCCTTGTTCTCCATCGCCAACCTGAACTAAACGAAGACGGCCGTGCCACGGAGAAAACGCGTGATCTCGTGGATTCCCCGGAAGCTCACCAGTTTCAGTGTCAACAGCGAGAGCATTATGCGGGCGACGCTCGCTTAACCATGCAAGAAAGTCATTGGCTTTTTGTACGTTATCTACTAAGTGCAATTGCACATTTGAAAGATCATGGGTATTTGGCATCTTCGTCCTCTATAACTGTCACTTCAATATCGCACTTGCGTAGATATTCTAATACGCCGTACGGGTTACGGTGCATGTCTGCTTTTTTAAGTCTACAAACCACGTGAGTAATCCCAGAGTTTGATATTAGTTTAGCGCATTGCATACATGGCGCACTGACAATGTAAATAGTACCGCCAAGACTACGAGAACGATCTACGTACAGCAAGGCGTTTGCCTCAGCATGTATAGACGGGCACGCGTCGTACAGTCCGTCAAGAGGAGTCTTGCCTTGCGCGCGTTCGCACCAATTTATGCACTCGCCTTGCTCTGGCCAATTTGCTGATGGGCCGTTATAGCCAGTTGCTACAATATGATTATCTCGAGATACAACTACTGCGCCCATTTGAGCTCTAGTGCATCGAGATCTTTTAGCTACTGTTTCTGCTACTGCTAACCATGTTTCATGCCACGATGGCCGTTCGTCTGTCATTCGTCTTCTTCTGGTTGATTTATCATTGCGTCTGATATAGTCCCTGTAAGAATTTTAGCAATGAGTTCTATAGAGTCTCTTCTAGAAAAACCAGCTTCTTTTAGAGTTACGTACAATTCATGCATAGAAACTGCTGCAGCTTTTAGCGGAGACTGCTCGTCAAAATCAAAATTACTCATTACTAGTTTTTCCTTTATTTTTCTGTACTGCAGTAATCATAGCATTAGCGTGCCACAGTTCAGCGGCGTTTAGTTGCGGAATAATTGTGTCATTATCTACTGTATTTAATGCTTTGAGTGCTGACGCGCTTACGTCAGTCCATGTAGAGCCCGTTATGCTTGGGATATCGACAAGATCATTGGTATACGTAAGACTTTCAGCGGATGTGTAATGCTGTTCATAAATGTGCAATGACCCTACATGATGAGCGTACTTACCAGGCTCTATGCCTAAAACAGACGCTAGAGCAATCTGCACCTGGGTAAATTGAAAAAAATCGTATGCGGCGCCAAGCCATACATCGTTTGAACGCATATACACGCTCATGTTGAGCTTGTCATTGCGGATACGGAACTGATGAAGAACTGTGCAAGGGTAGTCGCGTTTATTTGGCTGATTGTCGTACTCTGGATTCCATATTGTCACAACAGCCTGCCGTGAGTCGGAGTCGCTTTTAAGTTTATCAATAACTGCGTCGTACTGGCCACTAGTGCGTAACCCGTACGCTCCGTGAAAAATGCCGCTGTCTTCTGTGTAATTCTTAAACTGCGGCCCAATTGCAATTACAGTCTTTGGAAAACTTGTACCAGACAATAGTTGACAAGCTTCAACTGCGCCAATCCCTGGAACAGTGCCGCGGCCAACTTTGACAGGGAGTGTGTGATACACATCATTAATATAAATAACGGCATCTTCTATTTCTCGCGTATTCATTCCACGAGGAGCGGCCTTTTCTCCATGTCTAAGAACATGACCAACAAGATCTACGTATCCATTAACGCCATCTTGTATTTCAATAACTGAAGCACTCATTTACTTGCAATCTTTCTTTTGTTTGCCTGTTGAATTTGTAAACCGTACTCGCTACGATCATCGTCCATTGCCGCCCGTGGGTGACGAATAGTGACATAGTCATCTACATGAACTGTAGTCCTAAGAATAAATCGTTCTGCTCCAGTACCTAAAGCTATAATCGTAGGACGGCCAAGTTTTGCATGCAAATTTACTAATTCATCTGAACCAATCCAGCGAGTGCTAATAATACCAACATTTTTCCACAAATCTTCAGGGAATGCTTCAAAAAGAAACTCGCTGTAACTGCCAGGCGTTGGGATAAACGGAAGATTATGAATATTAGCAAATTCACTATTGTCGTTGAAGTCATCACCGAGCAAAAGAATCTGCGGGCGAGATGACCCAATATAGCTAGGATACGCGCGCAACCACTCAACGCGCGCAGCTACTGCATTTGCCACATCAATAATATGACTTGCAAAACCAGGCAGACTTTCAAAACTTGTTTTACCAGGCATAATTGTCTCGGTAAGAATGGCAACCTGAGACGTTTCTATATACGCATTGTAGATTTCTTCAAGTTCTGACATTTCAATGTAGTCATCGCCACGCGCGGCTACTCTTTCCCGTATAACATCAAGTTTTTGGAATAACATAAACTGTGCCATTCCACGAGACTGCATAAACAGCTCCACCCAGCGCCAGCCTGACTTGCCAAGAAGACCGTACCCGTCAGTATTAGTGTGAGGGCGCTTAGTTGGCGCGTAAGTACGTTCGCCCCAGTGCCAGCGATCTGCAATATGCACGGACTCATAAAGATCTGCACTTTCAAGACTTGCGGCGTATTCATAGAGAAGACATTCACGAGTCTCTTCTGGCGGTCTACCTTTATGATGATCGACAATTTGAAGACTCGGCTGCTTAACCAGCAGCTGCGATTTAATTGCCGCAATCAGCGAACTTTTGCCTGCGCCATCGGCGCCTTCAATAGCAATAAACATGTCATTCGTCTTTCTGTTAGATGTTGATTATATCAGGGAATCATTTCAATTCTGTAGACTGACTCAATGCCTTTGTCAGCCACAGAAGATTCTTCAAGCAGCCGTTGTGCCACATGCGTTAAATATTTAGCGCCACCGTTGTCAAATTTGTAAAGCGCCTCAAGTACTGCATTCGGGTCGTCACTGACCTGCGCCCAGTATCTATTCTTTTCTGGGAATACAACTTCTGCCATAAGCGACGGCTTACAGTCGTCGCAAGGGACTACATCACTAACGACATCCTGCGAGCTTATTTCTTGTAGACCGTATCTTTTGACTAAATGGCAAGCGCCTGTGTGGTATATGACAGACACGCCAATACGCGATAGTACGTATGAGCCATTGTCTGTTTTATAAAGTTCAAACTCAATCCATCGGTTTGAGCCACGGCGATACGATGACGATTTGCCAAGCAGCTTGCCGTTAAACTTTAGGATTCTCGATCCGTCTTTTACTTCGATCATATAAGTGTCTCTCTATGATTACATTTGATCAAATTTTATCACATAGAGTATGCACAAGCCGTACATACTCTGTAAATAATAAAATATGTTTTTTAGCCGCACTAGGTTTATATCTATTGCGTATTTATTTCACGCGCCTGCATTGCGCCACTTTGAGCAGTATCATTGTCAACTACCACATCAAAATCAGTGTCAGATCGTATAGCCATTACAACCCAACTAAACTTTTGAAAAGGGTTCCGCGATTCGTTAACTTCAAACACCTTAATTTTGCCGTTGCGCACGGCAGAGTACGCAAGTTGAGCGACCTGAGCGTCACTGTTATCTACCTCTGCAGTTAGCAGTACTGTTCTATTTTCTTGTCTAGTTAAAGCTTCAAAGTACTCAGGCAATTCAATTTCTACTTCGCCATTGACTAGTTCTGATATGCCTCTGTAAAACACATCGAGAGTCGGCCCTTCTATAGACGCATGAACTAATTTTTTATCTGGGTATAGCGGGTGGTTTATTTTGAAGAATTTTGCTGCGCCAGAAATAGTGGCTGTAGCGACTACGTTACCGTCGTATATACCCACAGACTGTAGTGTAGTACCGCTATTGTTTTTTGTTAGCACACTAAGTACTGAGTTAACGTAGCCAGTGCCACGACTTGTGTAGAACGCACCTACGTTACTGTACGTGCCGCCGATTGCTGATCTGCCGTCCAAAAAAATACCGTTGGTCTGATACACAACTTTTTCTCTAATATCTGCGTCTAAAGTACTGTTTGTATTTACCCAAAAAGCGGTGCTTGCTTGCTGAGTCGACCCAATTGTGTATAGCGCATACGCATTATTTGGGCTATCATAAAATTCACTTCTGTACGACCCACTTGATATAGTTGTAGTAAACGTGCTGCCACTGCTGAACACTACTCTTGATCTCAAAATGCCATCAGCGCTTACTCTAAATGGCGCATCAGTATAGTTAGCTCCGCCAAGCCACATTTGCCCTACCGCATCAACATGAAAAGAAGAAGTGTCAAAATCGCCGATGTCAATCGTACCACCGCTAATTGCACCAGTAAAAAACGCGTTTCCGTTAGCGTCAATGCGAAATTTGCTTGCTGTAATGTGACCGTCAGAGCCTATCGTAATTGAGCCTGCAGGCGCAAACGAACCAGTTGCTGTTTTTACGCCTGTGTAGATTGATGTTACGTCAACCACCCAACCACCAATAGCGCCAGGCTGCAGACTAGCAGTAGACACCGCGTTTGTGCCAAGCTCGACAGGGCCAACTCTTTTTTGTAAGCCTGAGACTTTTGTTTGAAGATCTATAAGTCTTTGCCCAACAGTACGCTTACTTCGTTTTAGATTACTCGCCAACTTTGTCTACCTCCCACTCAGTGATCAGGCCTAAATCAACCTGCTCAGGAAACGATGGATTATCTGGAACAGAAACTTTAAATGATTCTATTTTTCTCACAAGAAGATCAGATCTTGGTTCTAGTTTGCTTAAAAGACGCTGCTGAACAAAGTAGTCATCAATAATTAGACAGCACCAGTCGCCGGGGCTGTATGTCCCAACCTGCGGAGCTAGCGAGCCATTAACAGATACTTTTATGTCGGTTACGGGCGGACGAAACTCGGAAATATATCTACTAGCATAGTCGTACAACGCTTCTTCATTGATTAAATCATTTTTAGAAGTTTCGCCGTCAAGCAATGGCCAGCCGTCATTGAGAAGATCTTTTGCGCTTGCGACTGCATAAGGCTGACTTGCGTCTCCAGTAAGTGCTGGATCGTTGCCAACAACAAAAAATCTTGTTGCAGCGTCTTCTGCAGACTCGTCAATGCTAACAGTGCTAATATTTCCGGGAAACTCAAAAACAAGATTTTGTGCGCCAAAACGTGTAATTGGAGAAGCTTCTCCAGAAGGTGGAGGATTTGGGAAGTTAATGGGTATTAAAACAAACGTTCTTTTAAAAGAAGAAGTAGCTACGTCATATGAACAATCAATGCGATACTCAAAACCGTTAATTGAGTCTGAGTATGTGTCTAATTCTTCGCCGACCGACTTGAGTTCAAATCCTCGCAATATTACGTTTGAAAGATTAACACCACTATAGTCTGTTGTTGAATACTCAAGGCCGAAATCTGCGTTACCACTAAACGGCCCAAACGTATTAGACCATAGCGATGGTACAACAGTTGCTGTGCCGCTCGTGGCACCAGAGTCAATGTTACTGCCAAAGTATGAAAAATACGTAAACTGGTTTGCCGCTGGCACGCCTGTAATAGCAAATTTACCGTTAAACACCGTCGCGCTTAGCGACGGGTCGTCAACACCAGATACCTCAACTACGTTACCTACCGAAAAGCCGTGAGACGCGGATGTAGTCAAAGTAGCAGTGCTACTTGGCGCGTCAAATTGCCGCAATGTAACAGATCGCGCAACAGAGGACACAGCTGTTGACGCAACATTTGTTGCTGTTTTTTGGTATGAAACAGTATTACTAGTAATTGCAGACGCTTCGTGAGCGCCATTAAAAGTGCTGTCTACATTCTCGATATCTACAACCTGCCCGACAATCACATCATGTGCTACAGAAGTAGTAAGTGTGGCAGTATTGCTTGTCAGTACTTTATTTGTAATGTTGTATCTGTTTTGCAGACTTGGCTCGATTTCATTATTTGCAAATGCCATATCTTTAAAGTCGCTAAGAACTGTGTCAATAAGACGACGCACGTAGTCGTAGCTGTCAATGCGAACGGTAATAGTTACTCCAGTATACGAATCGTTTGGTAGACCAGTGATAGTGGCTGAAAAGGTAGTAGCAGTTGGCGCAGGACTAGCAAGCACAGTCCTTGCGCCATTATAGCTAGATAAAGAACCAACAAAATCGATGCGTAAAGGCATACCTGCTGAGAATGGGTACGTTGCGTTTGTTAGTGTAACAGCAGCAGTGCCGCCTGACGCAGTAATAGACGCCTCAAACTGATGACTGTACGTTTTCCAGACATTGCGATGGTAAAAATAGCTTGTAAACTCAGAACCGCTAATACTCAACTCACGGTTAGCGGCGGAATACGCGCGCGACCATATGATTCCGCCCCAAACGCATTCGTTGTTACGTACAACGTAAAGAGCGGTCTTTCCGGGCATTGTGTACTCGTACATATTGTACGCAGACGTTGCATCAATGATAGGCATACTTGCGCTGAAACTGCCAGCGCTTTTAATTGCGCGCTCGTAGGTTACGCCTTTTAGCGGCAGTTCTGCAATAACTTCGTTTGATAGAATGTCAGCAACAAAGTATCTGTACTCTGCTACTAATGGGTCAAATACCGGCATATAAAATTCTCCATGTCATTCCGTTATTAGTATACTACCCGATCCACCCGGATCTGTAGTACACTTTGAGAGAAGCTGTAGCATTAGCTGCGCCTTCGTCAATAAACTTAATTATGTTTGCGCCAGGCTGAAGAGTAACCCAGTCCGTAAGAGTATCAATGTATGTTCGTGCGCCAAACGTAGACCCATTTAGACCGACCTCCCGCTCGTGCGTATCAATTTCCAAATAGTCAGCGTCGCGAGTCACTGTGCCCGAGCTTGCTTGAGACACCACGGTAGTTGCAGTAAGAGCATAGCGAATTTTATTTGTGCCAGCGTCTACATCTGTCAGTACATGCAAACCGTTGAACGTAGAATCTACGCCAGCGACAGTGACTGTATCGCCTTCTACAAGATTGCCGACTGAAGATACTGTAAGAATGGCTTCATTAGACGTCAGCTCTTTATTTGTCACTGTCAGAACTTCTGATGCACGAAGAGTACCTGTAATTGTCAGTACTTCACCAGTAGTTTCATTAATTACAGTGGTGTCACCTACTGTAGGTCCAGTAACTTCCAAAAACACAGGAACAGAAATATTACCTAAGTTAGTAATGGACTCTTGGCCGTCTTGCGTTGTCGCAGCGTTTTTGCAAGGTATAGTCACAAGGCCATAGCCGTCTGGGTCAGAGTCGTCCCACGAGTATTTAATCGGATCGGCAGCTCGTAAACCAATTGAAAAATCTATGCGACCACGCGCAGTAGTACTTGTAATACTTGGCCGACCGCTTAGACGAACGTACGCTGCTCGAGTAGGATTCTCCATAGTCTTTAACCATGCCCCGGTGTACACTAAACTCGTTGCCTCGATAAGAGTGTTACGTGCGGCTGGCGAAAGACTCGGGTCAGGCGAAAGAATAGAGCCTGTAAGAGTTATTTGACGAGCCTGCCACCGCCCACGAGCATCGTATGAACCATCACGCCAGCCTCGAGTTACATCTGGGATGTCTGGATCTGGGTGAACCCACCAACCTTCAATGTCTGTGCATACCCAGATAACGTTATTTGCATCAATAGTGTTGAAAACTAAGCTACCAAGAATAACGTCCGACTGAAGCTTCATGCCGGAAAAGACTGGCGGCGGAAGAGGAATTAAAGTTCTATCGACAGCTGTTGTTTCAATGCCTTGACTTGGCCCGTCATTGTATGCGTATGAGCCGTATTCGCCTTCACCATAAAATGTAATTGGAGTGTAAAACATACTCATTCGCTAATCCCGTTTACTACAGCAGATGAAGCGTCAGAGTACGGCCCGCTGCCGATAACGTTAGTTGCGAGCACACGGAAAATGTAACTAGTGCCGTTAGCAGTTAGACCAGACGCCACTACAGATGTAGAATTGTTCAAGTTTAAGAAAACAACACCAGGTGCATTTACAATGCCCCACAACGTGAAGTCTCCACCAACAACAATGTCGCCGTCAGACTGAAGTGCAAAACACTCAACGTAACCATTTGGCGTATTAGTATCTGTAGTAAACGTAGTATCTCTAGTGCCGTCAGAGTTTAGGCGAACAATGCAATCTACTAATACACCGTTCCAATAAGCAAACTCACCACCAACAAGTATTTTACCATCAGACTGGACTGTTGCTACGTTGATAGGCAAGCCGTCAGAGCCTGTACCAACGTTTGTCGTAAAAGCTGTGTCTCTAGTGCCGTTAGAATTGAGGCGAACAATGGCTCCAACATTTACTCCGTTCCAATTGCCAAAATCGCCACATACGAGAATTTTGTCATCAGACTGCACTGCTACAGAATAAACGGAAGGGGCAACTGCGCCTGCTCCAGTGTTTGTAGTAAAAGTTGTATCCCGAGAGCCGTTAGTGTTCAAACGAACGATGCCTCTTACAGTTGCTATAACTCCCCAAGTAGTAAAAAGTCCGCCCACAATAATTTTGCCGTCAGATTGAATTGCTATTGTATTAATGCTGCTATCGCCGCCTCCTGCAACATTAAAGGTAAAATCAACCTCTCTTGTACCGTCAGAACTTAGTCTAACCATACGGCCCACCATTGCACCGTTCCAAGTAGTAAACGAACCAGCTACAATAATTTTACCGTCAGATTGAATTGCTACTGCAAAAACAGAGCCATTAGCACCAGTACCAGTATTTGTTGTAAAAGTAGTATCTCTAGTGCCGTCTGAGTTTAAGCGCACGATACGGTTTACTGTTGTACCGTTCCAAGTGGTGAACTGGCCTCCTACAACTATTTTACCATCAGATTGAATTGCTATAGAAGTGACAACTTGCTGAGCGGCAGTACCGACGTTTGTAGTAAACGCAGTATCTCTTGTACCGTCAGAGTTTAAACGAACAATACGGTTTACTGTTGTACCGTTCCAAGTGGTGAACGAGCCGCCTACAATGATTTTTTTATCAGACTGTGTCGCTACTGCATTGACGGCGCTGCCAGCACCAGTACCGATGTTTGTTGAAAAAACAGTATCTGCGCCGCTTGCTGGCTTTGAGTACGTAGACCATGTAGAGCCACTATTAGTAGAGTACTGAATTGTGTAATCTGTAATAGCGCTGCCACCGTTGCTTACTGGGGCATTCCACGAAACAGGCATATCATAGTTAGCGCCGTTAGCCACTGACACAGCCGCGACGTTTAGAGGCTTGCCTGGGCCACCAGGACCGCCGCCACTACTAGACGCAAGACCAACAAAACCACGAGTCATGACGCTGAAAGGTTACCAATCAAGTACCAGGTGTTTGTAGCACGCTTAATAAGAGTGCCAGCAGAGTACTGCGTAGAAAGATATAGTTTTGACGAGTCAGAGTAGATAGCTACTCCAGCGCCAGCAGCAAATAAAACTTTACCAGATCCGTTTCTAATAACAGTAATCTGCGCGCCGATTGGGAATGCTGTAGTGTTCGGCGGGATAGTTACCGTTGCATCTGAAGAGTTAGTCATTTCTATTAAGGTGCCTTGATCTGCTAACACTAGCGTGTAGTCGCTTGACTGCTGAGCAATTGACGAAGGCCCAAGCACAGTTGTTCCAGCAACAGTAAGACCGTTGTTTATTGTTGTTGTGCCGGTCGCTGCGCCAATGCTCAGCGCTGTTGCTGCGCCAGCAAAGTTTACTGTTGTCGCTGTCGAGTTAACAAGAGAAAAAGTTGAGCTGTCAGTAGTTAGTGAAGTCGTTACTTGAGGCGACGTAGCGAGAACAACGTTTCCAGACCCAGTTGTAGACGTTATACCAAGAGTACCATCGCCCGCAGACGTTGTTACAATGCCATTGCTTGTTAGACTGCCAAGTTTCTTGTTTGTCAGTGACTCTGACCCAGCAAGAGTTGCAACTGTGCCAGATGCTGGCAGTGTCAAAGATGTTGTAGCGTCTACAGTAAATGTTACAGCGTATGCGCCAGACGTTGTTAAGTTGCCGCCAAGAGTAATTGTCTTGCCAGTGTTTGCAACACCTGTGCCGCCGTATTGACCAGCAACAACTGAACCTTGCCATGTTCCACTGCTAATTGTCCCAACGCTTGTCAGACTTGATGACAGTACGTTAGCAGCAAGTGTCGCGCCCGTGATAGATGCAGCCGCGTTAAACGCATTATAAGTGCTTCCGTCTGTTGTGAACTCCCAAAGATCTGTTGTCTCGTTCCAGCGCACTGAGACGTTTGTTGAAGTACCGCGTTCTACTTCTATGCCTGCATTCTCAGTTGGCGAGCCAGCCACGTCGCTATTAAGAATAACGATATTATCAGACACGCTTAGAGTAGCAGTGTTAATAGTAGTGGTAGTGCCGTTTACAGTTAAGTCACCGCCTATTGTGATAGCTCCAGATACTGCAAGAGACGTCAGTGTTCCTACTGAAGTAAGACTAGACGATACTACATTAGATGCTAGCGTCGTGCCTGTAATGCCGCTTGCTGCTGCCTTGCTCGCAACAGCCTGACCGCTCGCCCAGACAAATCTGTTGTCAATGGCGTTGATTGCAGCATTAAGTACTGTGCCCCAACCTGTGTCGCCGTTTTCTGGTAATGGCGTTACGCCGTCAATTAGTAGTGTCACCGTAGGGTTCTCCGTTTCAAATGTTCATTAGTAATCATAACCTATGCTGCCCCTCTTCTAAGCTGAAAAGCAAGTTGTCTGTTGACGAGTGCTGCTAGTTCTACCTCGTTCATGCCAGGCGACGGGTAGACATTGAGAGTGATACCGCCGCCTGTGCTGCCAGACAGCATAGCAATTATGGCTTTATCTCTCTTAGAAAGTCCATCAGGGTCAAGAGGCTCGACACGCTCTGCTTTTCCAGCCTCGCCAATACGGGCAAGAGTTCCGCCCGGCGTTGGGTTGATAATACCACCTTCGGCAAGTTCTGGAATGTCTGGAAGTCCAATAGTGAATCCGCCAAATGAAATGCCGGCAACTTTTACTTTTGGAATAGTAAAGTCTAGGTTGTTCCAGCCGCGGATAATAAAGTTGATAGCGTTTCTAAATGCGCCAACAATTGTGTCGCGCACTCCGCCAAAGATAGACACAGCACCTCTGACAGCACCAGTAATAAAGTCCCATGCTCGACTAAACGCTGTTTGAATCCCAGACCATATGGTCCCGAACACGCGGCCAATTGCGTCAAACACTGGTCTAATGACGTTATTCCATGCAAATGTAATTGCGGTAGTAATGATGGTCCATATGGTATTGAAATAAAATAAGATACTGTCCCACACGAGACGGAACACAATACCAAACGCTTCAAAAATTGGTCTAATGACGTTATTCCATGCAAATGTAATTGCGGTAGTAATGATGGTCCATATGGTATTGAAATAAAATAAGATACTGTCCCACACGAGACGGAACACAATACCAAACGCTTCAAAAATTGGTCTAATGACGTTATTCCAAACAAAACTAAGAACTGTGCCAATTGCGGCTATTGCAAGACGCACGAGCGCGAACGGGATAAGCAGCGGCGGAAAAAGACCAATTAAAAAAGCAATAAGTCCTTGGAATATACCTCTAATTACTAGAACTAGTCCGCCAACAATGTTAGCTACACCGCTAGACAGGCCTTCCCATGCGCCTGAAAAGTCTCCAGTAAAAAGGCGAACAACTCCCATAATAATACTAAAAAGACCCATGACAACTTTTATAACACCGCCAATTATTTTCATCAATCCGATAATGCCGTTTTTTAGAACACTAATAGCAGCTGGGATAAGCACCTTTAAAAGCGGTATGATAAACGCAGCAAGAAAGTCTCCAAAAGCTTTAAAACCGTTTGTAATTGATTGGCCAGAGCCACTACTAAAAATGCTACTAAACGCCTCGCGAACCTCTTTCACTGCGTCAACAAGCGCGCCCCAAATCGCTTTTCCAAGATCAGCAAGAGCGTTTCTAAACTTCTCACTTTCCATATATGCACGAACAAGCACGTAGACAAGAGCAGCAACGCCTGCCATAAGCCCAATTGCTGCGCCCGCCGCCATGCCCATTGTGCCTGTTAGAAATGTGAACACGGCGCTAAGCGGCGCCCACACCGCCTGAGCCATTCCAATTATATAGTACCCAAATGCTATAAAAACGCCTTTTAAGACCATAATCGCAAGCTTAAAACCGTGTAAAACAGCAAGTACGTTAAATATTTTTTTCACAAACTCGTTTTCAAAGATGCTTGCTGCAAAGTTTACTGCTGTAGTTAGGACTTCAAAGAATGTGATAATACTACCAGACTCCATAAAAGCAACTATAAATCTTGCCATTCCTTCAATAAACTTGCCGAATGCGGGAGCTGCTCCGACAAGATGATCAAAACCGACAGCAAGTGTGTCAACAGCGCGAGAAATGCTATCTAAGAACTCTCCTGTACCTGCTTGCGTAGCAGACTTAGCAATAATCTTAAATATTTTGCCAAATATTCCGGCTGTTTTTAAGAAATTTTCAGACGCTCCTCTAAAGTATTCTTTTAATGACCCGTCTTCAAGAACAGCCTTTGACCAGTCCTTAAATTTTTGTGTGTTTCTTTCTAACGCGTCGAAGATTAGTTGTCCGCCGCTGCCAGGGCCAGACGCGGCCTTGCCCATGTTAATCAAACCGCCAATTAAGTTCCCAATAATGTCGCCTAATTGCGCGGCAGCATCGCCGGCTTTATTGAACATATCTGTCAGTTTGCCGCCTTCATTCTTAAGAATGTCGGCGTTTCTCCACCCGTCAGTTAATGCAACAACCCAGTCTGTAAATCTACGGATTAAAGGATCTGCCGCTGCAAGAACAGCCACAAATACGCCATAGAGATTGCCAAGTACTTTTCCAAGTTTTCCTATCGTGTCAATATTTGTTCTACCGACAATCTCAAAGTTCTTTAAATTATCAGTACTTGTTACAGCTTTTGCAAAGTCAATTGCTGCGTTGCCAAAAGCGCCGCCTGTGTCTTTAAGAAGAGGTATTAGTACTGGAAAAAATTTATCAACAAGAGTTTGTATTGCAGTTTGTAATGGTGCAAAAAGCTTCTCGCCTGCTGCGTCTTTGAGCTCTTGAATCTTTGGCTTAAGATTTGCAAGAAATTTTGCAAATTCTTGCCCTGCTTTTGACAGTTTATTAAATTCATCAAGTGCGCCGCTACCTTTTCGCGCCTTATTTAGTTCAAGTTGTGCTTTTGCAACAGCTTTAGTAGCCTGCTCGTTCTCGTAGATAGCATTAACTACCTCTTCGGATTGCGCTATTTGTTCGTCGCTATTTAGCGTTCCGTCTTTAGTTACACGGTTTTGCTCATCTGCAAGATCTTTGCTTGTGTCTACGGCTCTTCTATAGTTGAGATCCGCTTCTTTAAATGCAAGTTCTGCTTCTTTACGTGCCCTTGAGTTTGGTGGCAAGTCTTGAACTCGAGCAAGCGTAGCCCTTGCATCATTAAGAGCCATCGCAGCTCTTGTTTCGGCAATTGCTGCGTCTTCAATACTAAACGTAAGTTGTTCAATTCGTTCATTTGCGTCGCGATACGCTTTTTCAAGAGCTTTTGTTGAACGTCTTAGTCGTTCCTGCGCGGAGCGAAATGCTTCAAGTTTTGCAGGCACTTGATCTATAGCGGAAGTCTTCGCTCTTCCGAGCTCGCCGACAGCTTTAAACACACCGCCAAGCGCGAGCTTTGCTGTAATGGCTGCTTGCATTATAGCCGTGAGCATAGATGGCAATACTACAAGAGCCGGTCCTGCTGACGCCGCTTGAGAGCCAAGTGCAAATAGACCTGCGCCAGCCGAAGCAAGAACAGGCACTAACGCAGAAATAGCAGACTGTAAATAGTAACTTTTAGTGACTAGCCCATTGATAGAGTCGTAAACTGCATCAGCCTCTCTGCCTATTTGCGCAAAAGATTTCCTGCTATTCTTAAAAAGATCGCCGATGTCGCCTCTGCCTTGCAGTGACTGAATTTTACTAACTGCACGCTTTAGCTCAGCTTCAAAGTCAGTGGTAATCGCTCTAATTCTTATGCTTGCTGTGCCAACTAAAGCCATGTCTCTTCACCTCCTTCTGCTGCGTCATATACTATTTTATCCTGTCTATAACTAGCCTAGTGGAGCATCAAGTAGCCGCCCAAACGGCTTAGAAGACCCTTCATTTATTTCAGTAGCTGGCACGAATGGTTTTACAGCAGAGAATGATTTAACCATTGGGTCTACAGGGGTAGGTATATCGTCGTTTAGTGGGTCATCTAACGCGCTGAAATCAGTAGTTGTAGAAGACGACGAGCCATACTTATACGAGCGTAGGTACAGCTCTCTATAAATAGTGCTACGCATTTTATCTCGAGCTTCCATTTGTTCTCCAGAAGCAAAATTTGCATCTTCTTCAAAATAGTAATGAAAAACGTCTATAAGATCTGCTGCATTTAGACTCGTAAGATCGAGCCCAGATGCTACAGCTTTGCCATTAACATACGGCCAGAGGTCTATTGCCCACTCGGCAAAGCTTCTGGCCGCACCGTAGGGCGGTCGGTATACTGCTCGACCAACCACTCGATGATGCTGCTTAATGTTTCCATAGACACTAAACGATCAGGATCTTCAGCAAGAACATTAAATCGCTCATAGCTTTCTGGGATAAGTACTGTTTTAAAGAAAACAGTAATTACAGCCACGGCCTCGCCAGGGTTGTCGCTTGACGACCCTGCAACAAGGTTTAGAACTGTCTTGCCAGGGATTTCAGCCCTGCATGTAAATTCTTCATCATGAAGCTTAAACGTAATAAGTTCAGCAGGTGCTGAGCCGTTAGAAGCTCCTGATCCAAAGTCTTTAAATCTTGCCATCTAATTTCTCCATATCTATTAGTCGTGATGTCACGTCGACGTATAGCGCGTCATTACTATAGTATCAAAGGAAGCGAGTCAGCCAGGTACCTATTTGCCTTAGTTCCAGGATGCATAACTGCCCTTGAGTAGACAATTCGGCTGC